ATCTAATTGTTATCACTTAACATCACATCCACAATATTTACATTTATTCTTTTTAGAAACACTTCTAGTGGTTCTATTAAATTGACAAGTGCAATATTTTACTTTCATAAGTCAATCACCTACTACTACTATTTTTTGTGCTATAAATGCTGCTTCTCTAATTGCTTCTCTTGCACTCGCTGTAATTGATGCGGCTAAATCCACATCAGCCCAACCAAATCCCTGATAGCCAACTATGCCGTAAAAACTCGCCATTAATCTTTTTACTGCCATTTGATTATTATTCCAAATAGCATAGTCATTATCAGTTTCTGAGGAATACATTTTTTGTTTATATTCATCTCGTAATTGTTTTAACTTTAAAACTGATTTAGGCAACACTCCTAATTTATCAGTCTTATAATATAACATTTCTTCCTTTGTGCAATCGCTAAAATCTCTAGGAGTTAAAATATTAACACCAAATTCCGTTGGTTTTAATGATTTGGTTTCCCATGAAATATTTCTAGCAACCATCATTGATGGATAAAGCGATGCAAAATCAAATGCTGCAACATTATAATGTAATCCATTTGTTTTTTCTATGTTAGGGTCATAAACCATAGCACCTTGATATTTAACCTTATCATTTTTACTTTTTGAAGGACACTTCCACCAAGCATTACGCATAAAATATATATTTGCCATATGGGTAGCGTAAAAACAAGCATCAAATGGTGCAATCAATAATTGTTGTAATGATAATATCGCTTCAGATAAGTAATTTTCTTTATCTAATTTATGAATTAATTCAACATCTATTAATGCATATTCCAAATATGTTTTAGTATCTTCTAACCATGCTCTTTGAAAGAATTCATTTTTATCAGGAAATTTTTCACTAACTAATTTCTTTTCACCTAACACCATATCTGATACATAGTCTAATGCTAAAGAAGGTAATGTGCCGCGCTGTGCATCAGTCCATTGTCGTTCAAATGCTACATCTAAACTTAAAATAATTCTACCTTTAATTGGTTGTTCTATTGGGCTAAAATGTTCTTTATCAAATTTATAGATTCCACCATTTGATGTGAATGAAGTTATTTCTTGAATTGGGGATAACATTCTACCATCAATTTTATTAACTATACAGCGTTCTAATAATTTAGGTAAATCGAATAAATTACCAAACCATGCAATTAACATATCAGGGTCATCCATCATACAATTAACAATAAATGATAGTAGCATATCTTTTTCATTTGTAAATATATAATTATTAGCATCATCTTCTAACTCAGGATTAGATACATTACTAGGAAGCCAATAATATCTATTGTATTCTTTATCATAAGAATCATAAACAACTATACAAGTTATTGACCCATCATATTCCCCTCCTTGTTGCCATTCCATATCCCAATACCATTTACGCATATTGTATTGTGGTATAGATTTAATCTTATCAATTACATATCTATGTGAATAGGGCACATCTGCTTCGTAGGTTATATCAAATTCATCTTTAATGTTAAATATATCAGCAGGATGATGACATATTACTTTAGTTAATTTTTCATTATTCAAATTAAAATAATCTCCTTCTTGATAAGAAATTTCAATAGATTTAATCTGACCCCATTTATTTTTTATTATAATATTATCTACTTTTGAAGCAGTTGCTTTAATAAAGAAATATGGAGGAAATTCAGAATAAGGAATACTTTTCGTCTTCCTCACTTTATCTTCTCTCCACGCCAAATAAATTCCTTCACTTGTTTGGGATATAATCATTTTATCTACCTTCTATTCTAGGTGCTTTAATTAACATTCTATTTGGGCAAATCCACATCACAGGAAATTCATCTTTAAGATAAGTAATTGTAATGCTATCTAAAAATGATGCAAATGGCCCTGCAATTTCAACAGTTGCCTCTTCACCTTCATGTGAAATTAAAGATACATTAGTTGATATTTTTTCTATACCATTTTGGGCGGCAGAAATAATATAGTCTTCTCCATTATAATCAAACATATATCTACCCATACCTATAGCATCACAACTAATTGCTGCTTCTATAATAGAAGAAGCATCACTAGTTATTCTTGCTTCAAACTTAGTATTTGATTTACCAAAAGAAGGCATAGACCCATCAGCAGGCAATTTAATTTTACGAATTTTTTCAATCATAGAATAGCAAGGATGGCTAACAACAACAGACATTGAAGCCTGTTTATTATCAGTCTCAACATAAATAAAATCTGTTACGGTAACTGAAATTTCATTAGAAAATGTTTTTAAATATTTAACAGTTTTAGTTATGTCTAAAATTACTTCCCCATTTTCTATTATAGTTGCTTGAGGTAACAATAATGAGCAGGCTGTTGTGTCGTCTGCATTACATAGTTGTAATCCACTATTAGATGCAATCAAATATACATAATTAGATAAAGATTTCATTCTATACGAAGACCCACTAGGATATTTACCTCGTAATAATACTGAATTTAATGCCGACACAAAAGTTTTACTATCTACATTAAACTTCATAATTTGCCCTCTCGTAATTCAGGAATACCAAACCATTTATTATCTCCATTTGTGGTGAATATTGTCCATTCCTTACCTACCAAATCTGAATTAGTTTTACTAGCAGTTAATTTAGCAACATAATTTGTTACTGAACCTACCTTCGTTTTAGTTATATGAATCATCTGATGGAATTTAGCCGGAGTTGATTTCTCCCAATTTGGGACTTCACCAACAGCAGAAGGATTATGTATTCCCTCATAAACAGGTTTCATATGAGTAATTAAATACCTATCACATTCAATAGTTAAGAAATCAGTTAATAATCTCTCATTAATTCTATTTCTAATTTTCCAATCAAGCGGAGGGACGCGTATAGAATCTGTTTCATGAATAATAGTTCCTGAACGCTTAAGGCTTTTAACTAAATGATTACGCAAAATATCTGATGCACATTCTAATACCTTATCTAAACCATCAAGTATAACTGATTTTATTTCCTCACCTTCGGCCATTACACCTTTAACATACCTACAAAAATCATGCCCATTTTGCATGGAGACTTCCCAATTTAATGTGCCATCTAAAAAATATTCAAGGGGATTAAATATAATTATATTTTCATCTCTATCCCAACTTGAACTCCATGTGGGTTCTGCACCATCATCAAAATCTAACACATAGACTTTCATTCCGCGCTCAATTTCTTCATCAGTCCTACTGTCTAAAGCGACTCCGGTTTTCCCTACTTTGGGGTCACCGGTAATAGAACAACAGTGATATGTTCTATCACGATTCATTCTTGTTTTAATTTGTTCACGAATTTTCTTCCGTGTTTCCTCAAAGGTCGCATTCACTGTTTCATCTTTATCTGTATTATCATTATTTGTCCAATTCATTATCATCACCATTAAAATAAGGGAAGGTATCATTTCCTTTTGCTATTGCCCATTTTCCAAATATATCATTTAAACTATCAAAACTTAATTTAATTCTGATTTCTTTACCTGAAGATACATGGAATTTCATCCAATATTCTCCAGTTTCTTCATTTAACCGCCAAGTTAAAAACTCAATGTCTTCTAATAAGACACCAAAACTTGGGCCGTGTATGATACCATCTGTAATTCTATACATTGATATTCACCTCAAAACCAATCTATGTTTTCTTCGACAGGAATATCTACATTAGACATTAACTTGCCTCTATTCTCAGTTACAAGAATTCCACTAACATTGATTGTTGCTGAATCTAATTGACCATCATCATTAGTGCGTTGAGCAGTTCTTCCAACAACAATAATACTTGAACCAATACCAAAATCTAATTTAATATGTTCTGGAATCCAACAAGTTGTTCCTGACCACCCATCACCATCATAATCAAAATCAGCATTTAAATCAGAAATAGATACAATCCGATTACCATTCTTAGTTAGAGTCATATTCATACTAGATACTGAGCCATCTGTAATTACATATTTTTCATTATATGGCTTTGATGCATTGACACTATGATACCTGTCTAAATCAAGAATTGGGCTGTAATTATCTTGACTAAAGTTCATTAATACATCAGCAATATTATCATTAGACATATCTCGTTTAACATCTGAATCATCTGATAAATCATCATTATAAATTAATGATGCTAATGTTTTGTTAGTAATACCATGAATTTTATTAGGCATATTTTTATTAATAATACATACAAAATGCACATATTTAAATGTATCTGGAATAAACAATTTACTATGTTCCCCTTTATAATTAAAGAAATATTGTCCAAGCACCCCATTAACTTCACCAATAAATATTGCTGCTCTATTATATTGTTCTTTTGGTAAAGGCTTACCATAGTTAGTATTTACATCAGAACCATAATTTTGTATATCGTCTAATGGAACTATCCATCCACCATTAATTTCTATATGGTTTTCTGGCAAATTCTTAATACTCTTGGTTTCAGTTTCTCCATTATGACACCTGCTTACATTAAACCCGTCATCTGCTTGTTCAATAAATGCAATCTTACCTGAGTTAAAACAAGAGTCAAAATCACGACCACATTCATTTTCTAATTGGGTTCTTTTAATTTCCATAAAATCTCTTGCATCTTCTACTGAGATAAAGAATCCAAAAGCACTCTTTATCCAGCCGCCACTAGTAGTAGTAATGGGATTATCTTGATTAGGGTCTGCATTTTTCTGTGCCATTTTAACACTAGAAAAATATTGTCGCCATAAACTTAAAACCAATAACGCATCGTTATCTTTATCTAAGCCATTTTGAAGGCAGATTTCATCCACCTTTTTAAGAGCGTCTTCTAGACTCATATCTAAGAGTTCTGCTCCTTTTTCAATTTCATTCTTCAGTTGTTCTATATTTTCATCATTCATATTTTCACCTTATATCATTTGTCCTATCATCCAACTTGCTAATAATTTAGGAGTCATGGATTTACTTCTCCATTCAGACTCCCCGATTACTCGCAAATATTGGAATTTTTTATTGTGTGGTAATTCGGACTTTATTACCACATCATGCAAATTAACACATACCGTATTCATATCTACTGATGCAAAAATCAAGTCGTGAATGCTCTCAAGAGCGGTATCATATTTATTATCTATAACCATTTGTATTATTATTTCATACGGTTCAAGACTTTGAAGAATTACTTTTGATAAAGGACTATCACTTGTGATTGATGCCTGAAGTTCAGTTATCCCTCGTCTTATGTCACCATGAAGCCCCCCTATAAAGGAATCTAATTCAGTCTTATCGACGGTATTTATTGATTCGCTTATTAAGATGGACTCCAATATTATCTTCATGTTATAGGGACTAAGCCTACTAAACAGATAATTTGCACATCTTGATTGTAAAGGGTAGATAATCTTATGCCTTTCATTACAAGTGATGATAAACCGACAGTTATCTGAATAGCGTTCCATAATACGCTTAAGAGCATTTTGAGCATCTTTAGTCATACCATCCATTTCATCTAATAAGATTATCTTAAAAGGAACATCACCGATTTTACCGGTTGAGGCTATCTCTTTAATCTTGGTTCTAACGGTTTCTAGTTTCCTATCATCAGAAGCATTAATTTCAAAGAAATTTAATTCTTTTTCATTACCTAATATTGAATTAGCCAATGCTCCCGCAGCAGCAGTTTTACCTGTTCCCGCAGAACCATAAAGTAATATGTTTGGCATTTCTTTAGTAACAATCCAAGACTCAGCATCCAATACAAAATTTGGCTGTCCTACTATTTCACTTATTCTGTAGGGTCTATATTTTTCTGTCCATAACATTTTTATTCCTCTTCATATTTATATGGTATTTTTCTCCATACCTGACATTTATCTTTAATCATTTCAGTTTTTCTAACTTTATGAAATATACTACAAAATCTACTGATACTATTAGTTGTAAAATACATCTGTCTAAGACGCATTCCTCTTTTTGAAACCATGCCTTTACTAGCCCAAGTATATGTTATAAAGTTTTGAATATCCCGTGATGTAAATTCCTCGTTCATGTTATCAATACAATGACTTAAAAATCTATATTTTCTAGAATTTGGGTTTTTTGACCAACCAACTTTTGATTTTCCATGACCATTACCCGCCATTATAGCCACCGGCTTAATCCTACTTCTGGAATTATTGGGTCTATCTTAGATTTTATACGCTTTTCACCTAATTTTAATAGTCTACATTG